ATCTAAGTCACGGCGCTAAAGTGAATGCTAGTGGCAAATGGTTCAACGCACATAGCTACGGTGTTGATGACAATGGACTGATTGACTATGATAGTGTTGCTGAATTAGTAGCTCAAGTAAAGCCCAAGATGCTTATTGCTGGTGCAAGCGCATACAGTCAAGTTATTGATTGGAGAAAGTTCCGTAAGATTGCTGATAGTGTCGGCGCTATTCTACTTGCTGATATCAGTCACTATTCAGGATTGATTGCAGCAGACGAATATCCAAATCCATTCCCTCATGCACATGTTGCAACGACTACTACGCATAAGACATTACGTGGCCCTCGCGGTGGAATGATTCTATGGAATGACGAATCATATAGTAAGAAGATTAACGGCGCAGTATTTCCTGGCACACAGGGCGGACCATTGATGCATATCATTGCAGCAAAAGCACAGTGCTTTCACGAAGCACTACAGCCCGAATTCAAAGTTTATGCAAAGCGTATCAAAATCAACGCAAATGCAATGGCAAGAACTTTTACAGATGCAGGCGTTGATATTGTCAGTGGCGGAACACATTGCCACATGATGACTGTCAATCTTACTAAAGAAAAGTATAGCGGTAGAGAGTTTGCTGACTTGCTAGAACAAAATGGCATTACTGTCAATAAGAATGGCGTACCCAATGACACTAGAGGCTTTATTGAAACTAGCGGAATACGAATCGGTGTCGCAGCAGAAACAACTAGAGGTCATGACGAACGCTGGTTCAAAGAATTAGCTGAACGTATAATTAATCTGCTACGAAATGGAGACTAAAAAACGCTTTGCTTGGTTACCTAAGAGAGTGACTAGCGGGAAGCTAGTTTGGCTAGACATATATTACGAAAACATTCAGTACTATGATCCTAGCACAGGTAAACCTCCCGCAAGCGGTTTCTGTTTCATTTATACTGAAACCAAATACGAAATGATAATTAGATTGCTAACAAAAGAAAATGATAGGGGAATATGAATGAGCAAGAATCAATATAATTTAACAACAAAGACAGATTACCTTAATCGCAAGATGTTTCTTGACCCTGCTGGCCCTGTAACCATTCAGCGTTTTGAAGAAGTCAAGTATCAGAAGCTACAGAAGATTGAACAATCTGCCCGCGGATTCTTTTGGGTTCCAGAAGAAGTCAATCTCTCTAAAGATGCTAATGATATGAAGGATGCCAGCGAAGCTGTTGCTCACATTTTTACCAGCAATGTTCTTAGACAGACTGCACTTGACAGTTTGCAAGGCAGAGCACCAGCGCAAGTCTTTACTCCTGTCTGCTCTATCCCTGAACTTGAAGCTATCATGAGCAACTGGAGTTTCTTTGAGACTAACATTCACTCTCGTTCATACAGCCACATCATTCGTAACATCTATAATGTACCGAAGGAAGTGTTCAACACGATTCACGATACTCAAGAAATCATTGATATGGCTTCTAGTATCGGTGATTACTATGATAAGCTACACACTATCAATTGTAAGAAAGAAATTGGTATTGACATTCCTGAGCAAGAGCATATCAACGCAATTTGGTTAGCTCTACACGCCTCATATGCACTTGAAGCGTTCCGCTTTATGGTATCGTTCGCTACAAGTCTCGCAATGGTTGAGAACAAGATTTTTATGGGCAATGGCAACATCATCAGTTTGATTCTACAAGACGAACTCTTGCACAAAGAGTGGACTGCTTGGATGATTAATCAAGTTGTTAAAGAAGATCCTCGCTTTGCTAAGGCTAAGATTGATTGCGAACATGAAGTTCGTAAGATTTACGAAGACGTAATTCGTGAAGAAAAAGAATGGGCTGACTATCTGTTCAAGAAGGGTCCAGTCATTGGTCTTAATGCTGCAATTCTACGAGACTTTGTTGATTACACTGCGGTAGATGCACTTAAGCAGATTGGTATTAAGTACTGGAACCCAGCTCCGAAGAACACTCCGATTCCTTGGTTCAACAAGCACGTGGATACTTCTAAGAAGCAGACCGCATTACAAGAATCAGAATCAACATCATACGTAATCGGAGTGATGAGCGATTCACTGGACTACGATGAGTTACCTAATCTATGAAAAGTATAGGCATATACGGTGACAGTTTTGCAGGCATGATCAATTCTTTAGAATACAAACCTACCCATTGGGCAAGTTTGATAGCTAAACACTATGATGCACCTTTTACTAATTACAGCCAGCCTGGCTCATCTGTATATTTTTCATATAATGAGTTTTTAAAAAACTATAGCAAGCACGATCTTAATATATTTTGCGCTACAGAACCTACTCGTTATCATAACAAAGTTAAAACATTACACGGTGAAAACTTTATTGGCGGAATTTCCGGATGTGATATAAGCCTTTCTCCTAGTCCTAAAGACTTGCGCGGTTGGTTTATTTGTCAAAGCACTGCCCACTCAACTGACATGGCTGAATTGATGATTGACCGAATTAGAAGTTTAGACAGCAATGTTATAATCATTCCTTCTTTTCGTGACTCGTTTACAAAAAAATATGCAGAGGATTTGGGGTTGACACCAGAGCATAATTTGCAACAGTTTATATTCTTGCAGATTGCTATGTATGGGTTCAGAAATTATAATCAGTTTATGTTGCAATTTTCGGAGGGTGAGCTAGTTACTGGTCATCTTTTTCCTGAATCTAATGAAATTTTCTTTTCTATACTAAAAGATAGAATAGACACTGGGGTTTGGAATTGGGAATTCCCTACAAAATTAAATTTAAAATACACAATTGATAGATACTATGAAAGGAAAATTACATGAAAGCAATTGTATGGTCAAAGGATCACTGCCCTTATTGTGTGCAGGCAAAGACACTTCTAGAACAGAAGGGTATTGAATTTGAAGAAAGAAAGATTGGCGACGGATGGACAAAGGAACAACTATTAGAAGCAGTTCCTGACGCTCGTACCGTACCTCAGATTTTCCTCAACGATGAACTCGTTGGTGGATTCACAGAACTTCGTGCTAAGTTTTTAGCAGAAGCAGCATAAGAAAGAACGAATATGACTATTAAAGTTGGAGAAACCTATACATTCAAGCTTACGAGCGGTGAAGAAGTTTTAGGAAAAGTTACTGCAATTGAAGATCACTACATATCACTGAAGGATCCAGTATCAGTTGCACCCGGACCTCAGGGACTGGGATTGATGCAGAGCATGTTTACCGCAGATCCGAAGGATCCTGCAAGACTAAATATTAATAACGTAACTATCTTTGCATTAACAGATGAAAGTGTTAAGGCAAAGTATATTGAGGCTACTACTGGTCTAGTAGTACCTGATAAGAAGCTAATTTTAGGATGATAGATGGCTAAACTCAGTAGAAAAGACGATGCTAACGCAGTAGGCGGAAAGATTGTCCGCGGTGCTAGAACTGTATTTGCTAACAATATCGCAGTAGGATTAGATGTTAGTGATATCACTTCTCACGGTAAAAACAAACATAAAGCTGCTAAAACAAACGGTGGTAGCCCGTCTGTATTTGCCGAAGGCTCCGCTGTTCTACGAGTTGGGTCAGGAACTTCTTGCGGGCACAAAATAACGCAGGGTAGTCCTAACGTATATGTGCCTTAAGGAATAACATGGCTGACTCAGGTAAACAAAGTCCATTAGGAATCAATGTAATTGGTTCTTATCTACAAAATCAGGGACTAACTATCAACCCTGTCGCCGCCTCGTACATGGGTGCAAGCAAGACTAACTCTGACTACACATTTGGTAGCTTAGTTAGTAGCACAGCATTGAGCATGTTAACGTATGCAATCAATGATGGATACAATAGAGGTCAGCCTAGGTCTGTATTTCCTAATGGTACTACTCTTGGGGCAGCTAGTTTAATTACTGGTTGTCCTTACGAAATTTTGAAGTTGAACAATGACACATTGACAGCTACAGCTATTACTCCGGGCGAGATATATAAAATTGCTAGCATAGGATCAGGCTCTCCGGTTAACGCAGGGTCGTTTGTAATAGGTCAGTCATATGGAATAAAAACTGTAGGTTCTACAGACTTTACACTAATAGGTGCATCAAGTAATACAGTCGGCGTTGTGTTTACTGCAACTGGTATTGGTTCTGGGTCAGGCGATGCTTTTCTTAATCCTACAGATTTTACTTTAATTGGCGCAAGTAGCAATACTGTTGACACTGTATTTACGGCAACCGGAGTCGGAACAGGTACCGGAACGGTTACCTACAATGATACATTACCTGTAGTTGCTATCACTCCTGGTAAACTGTATCAGATTAAGACTGTGGGTAGTACTGACTTTACTCTAATTGGCTCAGCTAACAACACAGTAGGCACAATATTTACTGCAACTGGAGTTGGCATAGGAACCGGAACTGTAACAGGTGGTATTACCGACTTCACTGAAGTAGGCGCTACAAAGGTAACTGCTGGTAATTTCGTTGGCGGGCAAAAATATATTATTCTTACGTTGGGTAGCACTAACTTCACCTCTATCGGCGCTAGCGGTAACACTGTAGGCTTGATTTTTACTGCAACCGGAGTAGGCACCGGAACAGGCGAAGCGATAAACATTAACTTTATAGCTACCGGTACTGGAACAGGCACTGGAACCGTAAAATCTATTTCTACTCTCACTAATACAGCTTATAATAATTTGATTAGCATAGGCGAAAATACTATTCCTGCATTAGGTAATGCAAAGCCTCCTACTTACGTTGTAGAAGACCCTTCAGGTATTTGGACAGACACCGCAGTTGAATACGGTATAAGCCAGGGTGAATCTGAAAGTCTTCCGGGACCCGCAACTAGTGGATATGGTGAAACGAGTGTCACCGGACAGGGTCAAGAAGCAACTTGGCTACCATATGATACTACGAATCCTAATAGCTCAGTAACACAATGGGGATATCTCAGACTTCACGCACTACAAGCTTGGAATGAATTTAACTGGAATGGGACGGAAGTCTCATTAGCAAACCCAGAATACAAAGAATTCCTGTCTTCCTTCACATCAGCACAATCATTTATTGATTATAATAATCAAGCTATCATGACTAATCAAAATTCAAAAACGTTTTTAGATGGTGCATATAGCAACATGGATGATTTGATAAGTGGAGATATCTACGGTATAAACTTAGCAAATACCCTCTTTGGAACTGATTTAGAGAACTTAGGAAAAGTAATCAACTTATCTAGGATTGATAGCTTTGGTTTACCCTCTGTATTGCTACAGACTTTAGGTGAAAACAATGCAGTAGTGCAAGACTTGGTATTAGCATTGTTATCATCTGGATTAGAAAGTTCAGAAGTTCAAGGATTGATTTCTGGAAGTATCACTACTCCTACAGTAGAGCAAGAGCAACAAATATATAGTGCCTTCTTAATTATTATCGGTGAGAACTTAGAAGAAGCAGTAGCACCATTACAATGCACTACCCAAGGACTAACTAGCTTGGCTGATTTGCTTGACGTTAAGAAGCTATTCCCTAACAGCTATGAGTCAATGACGGTTCCTAAATACAACAGTGAATTAGGCCTCCCTACAAACAGCAAAACATATTATCCTCTTTATATATCCGGCGGGGTAAATCCAGCATTGACTACCGAAGACATGAACGAATATGTAGGTACTCAAACACCCAATCGTCCTCCTAATATTACTAGAAATAGTATCACTAATGTAAATAACATTAGTTCGCCTAAGAAGGGCTTTGGCTCGTATCTGTTTGATATTTTACCAAACCAGCAAGCAGTAGCAGCGGGCGCATTCTCTTTTACAATGCGTCAAGTGAAGAACATAGAACGTGTTGATATTAAAAACTTTTCAAGAGCCGTAAAATCAATAGAAAATACTAGAAGCCTAACCCTAGTTAATGGAACTAGTAAGCCAACTAACGATGAAGCTATTGCAAGTGTACAAGAAAAAGAAGCTTTAGGTTCGGGCCCATACGGCACTTATACTATGTCTGACTTCTTTGGGTGTATGACTGGTTTGCCCTATGCTTGGCAAAATATCTATGACAATTTAGCTCAGCTAGAAACCTCAGAATTATACAGATTGTATAAAGAATTATATCTAGCAGTGTCATGGGAGCCTGCAAAATTACGAGTACAATATACAGGTAGTCCAGGAAGTTACACTGTAACCGGAGTCACGATTGTTGATGGCGGCGGCGGATACGGACGAGGCGGCGCAGCGGCCCCTACTATCACGCTATCAAATGGCGGAACAGCAGTAGCAACTATCGGCACTGATACGTCTGCTGCTGGATCTAATGGAACTGGAGCGTTCGGTAGAGTGACTACTGTGCAGTTAACCTCACCTGGATCCACTTCTTCTACTCTCCCTACTGCTACTATTCAAGCTCCTCCCACTTCAACACTTGGCGGAACAAACACTGCATCAACTACAGATGGTTGGGCGACTCCATCAGATATGAGTACAGTAGTGCAGAATTACATTGACCTAGCTAACGCAGAAATAGATGCTATTTTTGCAACTAACAATGATGCAATTAGGTTACTAAACACTTATTGGAATGTTTTAGGCAGTCAGTTAGCAATAGAGCAAC